CTGCAACGACGTTGAGTCGTCGACGACCGGCCTCGCCCGAGAACTCTCGTTGCAGCATCGCGATGCGACGCTCGAGCGAGGCCAGATCGTTCAAGTCAGAACGTGCCGTTGGAGACGGCGCCGGTCACCTGCAGCGATGCCGAGTACTCGACACGGCCGCCGACGGCGGTCGACACCGAGTACTGGGCGACGTAGACCGAGCCGGCGGTGCGGGCCTGTGCTGCGACGGAGCCGCCGGGGCCGAAGATGAAGCCGAGCAGCGAGCCCGCCGACTTGGCGGTGGTCAACTGGGTGTGGATGACGACGTCGTACGGGCCGGACATCGAGTAGGTGTCGCCGTCCTGCAGGCCCGGGATGTATCCCTTGCTGGTGGAGCCGAACGTCGACACGTCGAGCTGGTCGGTCGACTGCGGGAACGACAGGTTGTCGGCGTACGACGACAGGTTCTGGAGTGCGCCTGCCGCGTTGGCGAGGTAGAACGCGCTGGTGGTACCGGCTTTGAAGGCCATGGCTGTCTCCTAGGGGTGGTGGGTGGGAGATTCGGTCAGCGACGGGCGAAGCTGACGAGACGGGTGGCGCTACCGACGCCGACGACGGTGTCGACGACTCGCAGGTAGCGGTTGACGGTGGTGCCGGCAGCGATGACGAGGCGTTCGCTGGTGGTGCCGGTGACGGTGGCGAAGGTGCCGAGCGTCGCCCAGGTCGAGTTGTTCGTCGAGTGTTCGACGGTGATGGTGTCCGACGTCAGGCCGCTGTAGGCGGTGACGTGCAGGTGTGCGACGCCGCCGTTGCTGGACGACGCCCCGTTGTCGACCGAGGTCGACTGGGTGGTGGTGGTGATCGCAGTCGACGGATCGAGGACGACACCGGCGTCGACGCCGCCATCGCACTGGATCGACACGGCTGCGGTCACGACGTCGGCGACCGGGCTGGTGACGGTGGCGTTCGACTGGTTGGCCTGCAGCAGCCATGTCTCGGCCGATCGTGCCGCACCCGACGGCGCCAAGGTCAGCACCTGCGGCGTGCCCTTCCACGTGTTGAGCGTGGCGAACTCGCCGCCTGCGGCAGCGATGGTGTCGAGCAGGAGGTCGAGCGACACGGTGCCGGTGCGCTGGCCGGGCGTGTACTGCTTGGAGGTGTCGGCGAGGGTCGTGACGTCGAGCATGGTGGTGTCGTCGTTGTAGGTGAAGCCTCGGGTGTAGGTGGCCCAGGCGGCGGCACCGACGAACAGTCGCGAGTTGTAGGACGCTACGAATGCCATTAGAAGCAGACCTCGATCTGAAACTGGACGGCGAGGTAGTCGACGCCGTCAATCCACTGGATGACCTGTACTTCGCCGCAGTTGGTGACGACTGCGTAGTCGACGCTGACCGACCAGTTCGCCCCGTTCTGTACTGCGGCGATCAACGACCCGGTGCCGGAAAGTTCGCACAACGCATCGAGCGCCGCCTCGGAGATCTCGGGTGTCGCTCGAGGTGCGTAGGCGCTGACGGTGAACTGGTGCACCGCCTTGGCCTGTGAGAACACCATGCGGGGATCGAACGAAGGCCGGCCGACCTTGAAGCTGTACGTGTTGAGCTGGTCGCCGACGTAGCCGTTGGATGTCGACCAGCCGTCGATCGTCTCGAGGACGTTGACGAGGTCGGCGCGCACCTCGGCGATGGTGGTCATGCGACCCTCGGCTTGACGTAGTACTCGACCAACGCTGCGGCCATCGGGTTCAGGGTTTCACGGACCCGCAGGATGGACCCGTCGAAGTTGAGGCCACCGAACACGGCGTCGGACGCCTTGAACAGTTGTGTCGCCTGGATCAGGCAGGCTTTCTCGACGTCGTCAGGGATGGCAGGGAAACCGAACTTGGCGGTGACCCGCACACCTGGCCGGCCCGACGACCACATCGGGAACGCCGTCAGGCCGGCATCGACGATCCTGATCTGTGTGAACGGCATGACGGGCACTTCGTGGTCGGCGTTCTTTGGCAGCACGATGAAGTTCGTGTTGATCGTCAGCGTCGTCGCGTACGTGCCGTTGTCGCCGTCGTCGACCCTGACGACCAGCCCGGACGTGGTCGAGATGTCGTCGACATAACAGTCGTATGCGTTGTCGGCGTAGTACTCACGCTGGACGACGGCACTGTCCTGCCAGAACCGGCGGCCGCAATGCCGGTCGATCTGGCGTGACGCAGCGTTGAGCGCCATCTCCAACTTCGTGTCATACGAGGCGTCGGACTGGCCGATGTTCAACTCGGCCTTCAGCATCGCCATCGTCGCGTACGAGTTCGTCAACGTCATGGGACCTCGATGATGCCTAGACCCCAACAGTCGGGGATGTTGAACCACTTGAGATTGCGGGCAGCGACGAACTGTTCGATCGCCCGTTTCACCGGATACGTCGGGTCACCGGCCGGCGCCCCCTCGGGTACCGGCAGTTCGGTGTCGTGCAACACGATCAGCCCGCCGGAACGGACGAGCCCGATGTAGCGCTGCAGTTCCCACAGCGTGTGCTGGTAGTGGTGCGATGTGTCGATGAAGCAGATGTCGAATGGGCCGGGCAGTTGGGCGATGACCGCTTCGTTGGTGTCGTCGCCTTGGATGTAGGTCCAGTGCCGGTGTTCGCCGATCGCCGGTCTGCTGTCGAGGTCGACGGACCACAGGTGGCCGCCGGTCTCGGCGAGGGCGTGCAGCCAGGCAACGGTGGAGACACCGGTGCGGGTGCCCAGCTCAAGGACCTTGGTGCACTGGCCGGCCTTCACCATGCCGGCGAACCGTGGCAGATGGAGGTAGATGTCCGACGGTGTGCGGGCGAGCCGGTCGTAGTGGGTCGCCAGCGTTGGTGTCGTCCACGACCACACGTTCCCGCCCTGCAGCAGCTCGTCCTTCGGGAGGAGTTCCATGACGGCCCGAGCGACCGGCGGGTGGTGGGCGTCGTCGCCGCAGATCACGCCACCGGGTGACATGAACGGCAGTACCGCTGTGATGGTGTCGTACACCTCACGGTAGGTGTGTTCGGCGTCGATGAACACGAGGGCGATCGGACCGCCGTGGCCGGCCATGTACTCGCGCCAGCCCATGCGGTGCTCGACGACGTTGCCGCCGGTGAGCACTTTGACGTTGTTGGCGAACGTGGCGTGGACGTCCCGTTCGGCAGCGAGTTCGGCGGAGATCTCGTTGGGCGAACCCTGCCAGGTGTCGATCGCGTGCACGGTCCGGGGCCGGATCGCGTTTGCCAGGACACAGGTCGACTTGCCTTCCCACGATCCGATCTCGAGGATCACACCGGGGATGTGGTCGACCTGTCGGGCGAGTTGGGCGAGTCGGTCGCAGGATTCGTTGTGGAACCAGTTTTCGGTGAAGAAACTCATCGCGGGCGGAACCACACTTCCGGGCAGCGACGCTCGGCGATCATCCTCGGCCATGACTCGTCGACGTCGACCGGTTCCATCCGCCGGCCGTCGACATGGAACCCTTCCCGCAGGTACAGGTCGGTCGACAGTCCGACGAGGGTGCGGTCGGCGATTTCCGGGTGGCAGAACGATCCGAGTTTGGCAAGCGCCGCTTCCTTGCCGCCGAGCCAGGACAGGTGCCAGCCGGCGTCGGCGAGCGCCTGGTTGGTGTTGCGGGTGTTCCGCAGTTTCTGGAACGGCCACTGCCCGAGGCCGCCCAACTGGCGCAGCGTCGCGGCGACGGTGCCGCCCCACGGGTCAGGGTGGAGCCAGTCGACGGCGAAGCAGTGGAGCCGCTGTTCGAACGTGACGAACCCGGTTCGTGGGCGGACGTTGCGGACGTGGAGGGCACGGCAGATTTCGTCGACGTCGCCGTGGAGCACGATGTCGTCGTCCTGCAGTGTGTGCTGGCTGTTGATCCGGCGGAGCCCTTCCATCGCGTATTCGCGTTGGGCAAGTTCACGTGCCCACGGGTCCGGGTCGTCGGTCGCTGTCGGCATCCCGGTCGCCCGGATCACGATCAGCTGGTCCGACCAGGCGGCGAACCGGTCGAGGTTGTCGCTCAGGTGGAACGGCTTGGGATGGTCCTGATGGTCGACGTCGGCTTCGATGGCGATGAACCAGTCGACCGCTGACGACATCTCCTCGAGCCGGCATTGGAGCATGTCGAGTTCGTTGTTGAACGGGAACACGTCGATGATGAACGGACGTCGGTTCATGACCAGATGTCCTTCTTGACGGTGCGGTGCTGTTCGATCAGGCCGGCGCGACGCTTGAACGCGATCTCGTCCATCTCGGAGAACTCGACCGCTTTCATGTAGGTCGGGTCCTTCGCACGCAGGTCTTCGCGACCGTCGTAGCCGGGATGGTGGTGGATGACCACCGAGTCGAGGCAGGGTGTGAACACGCCTCGGGCCTTGGCGAGTTGGATCATTTCCTTGTCGCAGTACCAGTGGTAGTACGCCTCCGGGCAGAGGATGCCGGGCCCTTCGAGCGAGGTGCCGTCCTCGAGGACGTGGCTGCGGCGCACGAAGAAGTGGTCGGCGTGCTTGCCGGCGGCAACGAGCGGGTTGCGGCTACGTCCGGGTTCGGAGTCATTGGTGCCGATCACGTCGTAGCGGTCGGACAGTTTGCGGGCCGCTTCGATCCAGCCGGGTGTGAACTCGACGTCGTCGCCGGCGAGGAACACCCAGTCGCTGGTGGTGTTGGCGAACCCTTCGTTCATCTTGGATGCGTACGAGGTGCCACGACTGGCGATGATGTAGCCGGCGCCGGCTGCCTTGAGGGCGTCGATCTGGGCGTGGTGTTCGGACTCGACGATGTACAGCAGATGTGCGGTGCCGTCGTTGGTGGCGTTGAACGAGTCAACCAGTCGGGCGACGTTCTCGGGCCGGTTGACGGCCGGGACGAGGACGGTGATGTCGTCCATGACCGGCTTGGTCGGGTCAGGCCGTGTGTCCAGCGACGCAAGGTATGGGCGCCAGTAGGTGTCGTAGACGTGGTCGGCGTCGTAGCCGGCAGCGAACTGGATGCAGTCGTCCTGCATCGCGCCGAGATCGGCGGCGTACGCCTTCTCCAGTGCCCGTTCGATCTCGAACACGTTCGGTGCCTGATACCAGGAGCGTGACGGACCGTCCCAGCAGGCCTGTCCGGAGACGAGCCAGCCGTTGTTGACCAGCTCCTGTTGGGCGGTGAACGCCGAGGTGATCACCGGGACACCGCAGGCTTGTGCCTCGATGAGCGGCACACCGAACCCCTCGCCCCTTGACGGGGCGAGCAGCACGTCGAATGCCGTGTACATCAACGCCATCAGCTCGGCGGGGAAGCCGATCATGTAGGCGTACTGGTTGGTGAACCGGATCGCCGTCTCGGGGATGCCGCAGCACTGGGCGAGTTCGGGAAGGTTGATCCCTCCCCCGGTGCCCGACTTCTCGGAGTGGACGTGCAGGACGCTGTTCGGGTGGTTGCGATGGAACCGGGCAAACGCCTGGAACGATTCGCTGAACGACTTCCTGTCGTTCGGGTCCTTGTTCATCGCGACCATGCCGACGACGAACGCGTTGCGGTCGATCTGCAGGAACTCTCGACCGTCGACCTCACGGCCGTCAATGACGGCGGTGAACGTCGGCTTGTAGACCTTGGTGTCGACGGCGAGCGGGATGTAGGCGGGCTCGAGGCTGGCGTTGGCGAACTCGCCGTGACCGTGCTTGGACATGGCGATGCAGCGGGCGTTGCTGCGTTCGAAGAACTTGAGCACCATGTTCGGCACCGGGTCGTGGTCGACGGGTGCCCAGGCGGCAACGTTGAACTCTTTCAGGTTCGGTGTCGTCAGCGACCAGACGTCGAGCAGCGGGATGATCCAGCCTTCGTCGGCGCCGAAGAACTGCTTGGCGTGGGCACAGATGACGTCGTCGCCTGACACGAGGAACCAAGACGGGTAGACCTGCACCTTGTGGCCGGCCGGTGTGGTGTAGGTGGTGAGGCCGGTGGCGGCGGGTGCGCCGTAGGTTGCCGAGATGGCGACCTGGTAGCCGTCACGGGTGAGCCGGTCGGCGAGCAGAGCGATCTGGACGCCATAGCCGGTCTTGACGGTGGCCGAGTTGGAGTGCAGCAGGATTTTCACTGGGCGACCTCGTCGGTGACGATCTGGTCGGTGAGGAACGAGTGCAGCAGCGGGTCACGGTCCCATGTGGCGCCGATGCGTGCGGCGTGTGTGACCGATCCGAGACGGGTCTCATATGAGGCGCGGGGTTCGGTCACGATGACGAACTGGTCGCCGTCCTGGGTGACGGTGACGACGTGTTCGTGTCGGGCGATGCGGCCCAGCTCGGTGGCGAGCTGGTTGCGTGGCACGGTGTGCACGGGCATAGATGCTCCTTTGGCAGGGGTGGCAGGTGCGGCCGGTGGCCGGTGACGCTGGAGGACGCCACCGGCCACGACCAGGTGGTTGGCAGGTTTGTGCCCTCGAACGCCGCGTGGACGTTCGAGGGCGTCCCCCTGCCTGGGGATCATCCAGCCGCGAGGGCTGGGTAGGTCACACGTTCTGGACGAGCGTGTTGAGGTAGCTGACCTGGCGGTGGTTGCCGCCGACGCGCCACTTCCCACGGAAGCCGGTCTCGTCGGTGTCGAAGTAGCGCGAGGCGTCCGACTCGATGACCGGGTTCCCGACGGTACGGATCACGTACTCGGAGAAGTCGCCGTACGTGGCGAGGATGGCGTTGGAGCCGGCCTGCGCGCAGTTGACGTCCGAGAACACCGGGCTGCCGAGGAACCGGTCGGGCTGACCGTTCTGCAGGCCGGAGGTGAGCGACGGCTCCCACAGGAAGGCGCCGATGGTGCCGCCGGCGCCGTCACGGAGCTTGCGGATCGAACCGGCGACCGAGTCGTGCATCAGGAACGAGCCCCGCTGACGGACGCTGTCCGCCACCGAGTACTGCAGGTCGATGAACTTCTCAACAGTCGGAGCGATGAGCGAGCCACCGGTCTTGATCGGGGCGTTGGTGCCCGCACCGGCGAGGATGGTCATGCCGGTGGGCTCGTTCGTGCCGGTACCGACGACGAGGTCGGCGTCGACGATACGACCGAGGGCGTAGCCGAGATCGCCGCCGAGCCACGACGAGATGTCGAACGCTGCGTCGTTGACGAGTTCGTTGCTGACGCGCACGAGCTGGCCGAACTTGTAGGTGTTGAGGTTGACACGGTTCATCACCGGGTCGGTGCCGGCGAGGGTCGTGCCCTGACCCGACACCTGGGTGCCGATGCCGTGGGTCTGCAGACGGGGCAGCTGCATGTTCTCACCGGTCGAGGTGTTCATCACGGTGGCGCCGATGCGGAACGCTGCGATGTTGGCCTCGAGGAGGTCGAACAGGCTGCGGGCCATGGTGGTCGGCACGACCAGCGAACCGCTCGTGGCGTCCCATGCGAGGGCACGGATTTCCTCGGGCGAGGCACCGGCGCGGAGCATCTGGCGCTCCTTCATGGCGCGCTGGATGTCGATCTCGAAGTCGCCGGTGCGGTGGGTCAGCCACTGGCGGAAGGCATCGCCGTGCACCTTGTCGTTGTGGGCGGTGCGGGCCTCGCCGAACACCGACAGGGTCTGCTGGCGGAGGGCGGCGGCTTCCTGCTCGCGGGTCTCACGGGCGACGAACTGGCGCACTTCGGCGTCGATCTCGTCGATGCGGGCGTCGAGGCGAGCGATCTTCTGGCTTTCCTCGGCGGTGCGCTCACGGCCGGCGGTGTAGTCCAGCTCGCTGCGGAGCTGTTCGACGACACGGGCACGGTCCTCGTTGAGCGCGATCACATGGCTACGGATGTCCATGGTTCACGTCCTTTCGGGAGGTGTTGTTGTTGTGGGTGTCATCGACGTGGTGGCGACGCCCGTGGTGACCGCTGTGCGGTTCCGGGTGGCGCGCTCCGGGTTCGATGTGGGAGCCGTCAGACCAGAGCGGGTCGGGCGGCGATCTTGCGGTCCAACGCTTCGCGCTCGGCGCGATCACGTTGTTCGAACTCGTTGGCGGAACGGATCGGCACCCAGGTGACGACCTCGTTCACGGCGACAGGGTCGGCATCGTCGAGGGTGATGGTGTTGTCGGCGTTGAGGCTGTAGCCGAGCTGCCAGGTGCCGTCGACCTCGGTGCCGTACAGGCAGAACACGACCTGGTTGTCGTTGAAGTCCTCGATGTCGACCATGCCGAGTGGGCTGGTCACAAACCGGGCCTTGAGGGCGATCTCCAGCCACGACTCGACTTCCTCGTTCCAGACGTCGGCGAAGCGGCGCTCGAGGTGGCGCACGGCGCGACGCATCTGGTCCTTGGTCATGTCGACGTCGGTGATGTCACTCATGAACGCGTCGAACGACCGCAGCTGGGCGCTGGTCGTCGGCGAGGCCGGGTAGGTGACGACGCTGACGTCGAACAGTTCGATCTCCTTGATGGAGCGCTGGCTGTAGTCCGACGACCATTCCTCGTCGCGGACACGGAACCCGATCGACATCTGGTCGAGGTCGCCACGGTTCATGGCCGAGCGGATTTCCTGCACGGTTGGGTTGGACGGGTCGAGGGTGGCGGTGGCCCGCAGGTTCGGGTCGGCGCTCAACTTGAGGGTGCCCGACTTGCTGCGGGCCAGCGGCACGCCCGAGTGGTTGACGAGCAGACGGACGTCGGCCTTCTGCTTGAGGGTGCGGTTGAACGCACCGGGCAGGATGGTCTCGGTGTAGTCACCCCACTGGTCACGGACGTGGTAGCCGGTGTTGACCACGGAGGCGATGCCTTCGAAGGTGAAGCCGTCGTTCATGTCACGCATCACCATGTCGGTGGCGGTGAACGACCTGGTCTCCCGCTCGGTGCGGGCGGCGCGTTCGGCGAGGGTCATATGACTCCGATCAGACGAGGAGCAGAAGTTCCTCGTCCTCGAGGACGAGGTTGTACGGGTCCACGAGACCGTCGGCCCTCAGCCGGTCGTCGAGGTGGTGGGTCATGCCGACGCCGGTGATGGCGGGCAGGATGACGGGCAGTTGACGTTCGGGCCGGCGTTTCGCATGAGGCCGGCGCAACCCGGTGTGTGTGGCGTCGTCAGCCGGTGCCGGCGTCCCGGATGAACCGGCCGCTGACGCGGTGTCGCTGGCGTTTGTCGTGGCCGACGTGCCCACGATGGTGACCGTGCCGCTTGCGGTGGCAGTGTCGTCGGCGTTGGTGGTGGCCGAGGTACCGGTGACGGTTGCGGCGCTAACCGTGCCACTTGCCGACAGGCTGTCATTGGCGTTGGTCGTCGAGCTGGTGCCGACGATCGTGACCTTGCCACTAGCGGCAGCAGTGTCGTCGGCGTTGGTGGTGGCCGACGTTCCGACGATGGTGACCGTGCCGCTTGCGGTGGCAGTGTCGTTGGCGTTTGTTGTTGAGCTGGTGCCGGTGACGGAGGATGGTGCTGCGCCGCCGAACAGGAGTAGCAGCGACATCGGCTATCTCCTGACTAAGGGCAGCCTCACGTTGGCGGAGATGTCCGAGAGGCGAGGCTGTTCACGCTGCGAGACCGTCAGGCCGGAGGATGTGCCGTCTGTTCGAGCGATTGCCGTAGCAGCCGTTGCCGACAACTGTTGACGGACGTAGGTGGCTGCGTGCCGGTTTGCCCAGATGATCCAGTCGGCGGCGGTGGCGCCGTCTCTTGGGTAGTGGCCGGGATGTTGACCAAGCCACAGCGGCAGCACGTACGACTGCTCGATGAGTAGCGCTTCGTCGGTATCAATCGTCCCGGCGGATGCGATCGGCAGCGGAGCGTTGACGCCGGAGATGCATTGGATCAACGTGATCATCCCGATGTCGCCTTGGAATGCGGCGGTGCCTCCGGCGGCGCCGTTGTTGCCGAGCGCGTGGTTCACGGATGAAATTAGAGACCCGGCTGGAGCGGTGTTCTGGACGATCGTCATGGGTGTCGGTGCGATTGACTCGGTCCCGAGCCAGACACGCCAAGCAATGGTCGGGCCGGTCACGATTGAGACGAGTGCGGCCATGAAGTGCCATTGGTTGACCGTGACACCGGACGGGAACACGGTCGAGTCGGCGGTGGCGGTCCACGATCCGACGGTGGTCACTGCTGCGGATGACAGCTGCAAGGTGGAGGTCGTGGAACCGACCCGCACGCCGTAGTTGGCGGTGGACGAGTTGGCGCCCATTGAACACCAGTAGCGGCCTGCGGTCAGCGTTGTCGGGTAGAACCAGCCGGCGATGAATCCGGCCTGACCGGTGCCCCCAAACGTGGTTCCCACGATGCTTGCGGTATCGCTGGTGGCTGCGCCGAAGGTGAGCGGCATGGCTCAGTACCGTTCGACGTAGGTGATCAACTGCAGGTCGGTGGCGGCGACGAAGGTGCCGTTGGCCGAACGGGTGATCAGGCCGGCATACAGCGCCGATCCGCCCGAGGTCATGAACGGGATTGAGATGTTCTGTGCCTGGGCGACACGGTTGTTGCCGATGTCGTAGGCGCCGGCCAGTTGCACGATGCCGACCACCTTGAGAGCGTCGGCGTCACTGATGGCGTAGGCAGCGTTGTCGGCTGCCAGTGTGATCGCCGAATCGGTGAACACGACGTCGACTGCGCCGATCTTGTCGGCTGCGTCGATGAGTGTGACGCCGACGATCGCACCACCGCTCAGCGAACCTCGAGCTGCGCCGGTGATGATGAACTGGGTGCCGAGCTGGTCGCCGGCCGAATAGTTGGTGGTGGCGGTGGTCAGCGAACCGGATGCGACCGAGATGCGTTGCAGGTCACGGCGGGCAACGGTGTGCAGGTCGCCGTACGACGACACCGACACTGCGCTGTAGTCGCCGTCGGTGCTGCTGCCGGTGAAGTGGTTGCGGACGCCGAGCATCATGACGCCGGCATGGCCGTCGACGTGCGGCTGGTCCTCCTGCTGGAACCCGGCGACACCGGTGCCGAGCGTGTTCGTGAGGTACGGCTCGACACGCAGGCCGCCGGTCGCGGTGACGGTACCGACCGCTGTGGCGGTGGCCGGGTCGCCGATGACCACGACTTGACGGTGCTCATCGACGCCGGCGCCGACGGTTCGGGTGTCGATCTTGGTGCCCGACCCGGCGGTGATCGGGACGTCGCTGTCGGCCATCAGCCGTTGCCCTCGGTGATGGCGAACGAGGTGATGGAGATCGGCTGGCCGGCCACGATCGTCAGGGTCGACAGGTTGAGGTCGGAGCCGGAGGTGCCGCAGTCGCCGTCAAGGATGGTGGTGCCGCCGGAGCTGACGATGCGGAACCAGTTGGCGGTGCCGCCGGTGATGGCGTTGGCGCCGGTGATCGAGTTCAGCGTGAGTACGCCACCGGTTGCTGATGGTGCGAACGTGGCGTTGCAGGTCAGTTCGGCCAGTTTGACCTGAGTGCTGACGGCGGTGTTGGCGTTCGCTGGGCGACCTGGTGCGGTGTTGTCGTAGATCCGCAGCAGCGCCGACCCGCCGGCGTTCGTGGTGATCCTGTCCAACATTTCGTTGCGGATGGTGGTCGTGTACTTGATCACGAGATGACCTCGTCGATGATGGTGGCGATGCGGCCCAGCTCGTCGCGTTCGACGCTGCGCTTGGTGATCTTCGGGCCCGGCTGTTCAATGATCTCCGGTTCGGGCGAGCGATCAATGAACACCTCGGGCGCCACATGCACCTGCGGCGCCTCCTGGCGGATCGTCACGTTCGGTGCCGGCTGCTCGGGGATGTGCACGTCGATCGGCGAGTTCACGTGCACCTGCGGCGCCTCAAAGCGTTGCTCGGGCATGTTGACGTTCACGTTCACCGGCGGTTGCGAGTTCAGCTGTGCCGGCGGTGTGTCGAGCGGTGCAGGGCCGATCACTGGTGCGTCGACCGGGTTGAGGTCCTCGAAGTCGCGCATCTCGGCGGTCAGCAGCACGGGAGGCTGGCCGTAGGCAACGGCGGCGGCGTTGATGTCCGACGCCGTCTTGTAGATGTTCCAGCGGGTTGACGAGTCACCGCGCAGGAGGCCGTCGACGTTGAATTTCATGTAGCGCGGCTGAGGGAGCAACGCCGAGATCGCCTTCTCGATGCGGATCATCCACGGCAGGAAGGTCACCTGCACGCGACGGATGTTGCGCTGTTCGAGGTTGGCGTACGTGAGCGACGTGCCGGCGACGGGGATGCCGAGGTCGGCGGGATCGACGAGGAACACCTGACCGGCCACCTCGGCAGCCGTCCACTGGCGCAACTGCAGGAACTGGGCCTGCTCGTTGGTGACGCCGGTCGGCCGCCAAGTGGCGCCGTCCTCGAGGACACCGGGAAGGCCACGGTTGCGTTTCTGACGGGCCCGACGCCACGCCTGCGCCATCGCGGTCATTTGATCCGGCTGGGCACGCTTGGGGATCTCGATGACGCCCGGCATGTTGTTGAAGTTGGCGAACTGGTCAGCGCCGAACTCGAGCGCGCCGAGACCGAGGCCGATCGACTGGCGGGCGTACTCCAGCGGCGACAGGCCCACGTCGAAACCGGGCAGCATCATCCCCTTGATGTGGACGATCTGGCCGGGATAGACGGCACCGTTGATCCGGTAGGTCTTCATGCCCCTGTCGCGGAACACCTGCACCGACTGCGGGTCGACGGTCGGGATCTCGACGATCTGCCCGCTGCTGTTGCGCTGCACGAGGATGTAGGCGTTGCCGTGCAGCAGCAGCGACGTGATGACCTGCGTGCACCACGCAGTGAAGTCGAGGTCGATCGTCGGTTCCTTGAGCCATGCCGGCGGCTCCACCTCAATCTGCTGACCGCTGGAGTCTTTGCGGTACGTGTCGATCGGCAGCGTCGCGATCGAGTCGGCGATCAGCCGTACGCAACCGGCGACGGCGAGCAGCTGCAGCGCCGACAGTTCGGTGACGGTTGCGCCGGTGACGGTGATGTTGTCGCCGGGCCAGTCGCCCCACGTGGTCGCCTGGGCGCGTTCCTCAACGGGTTGGTTGCCAAACAGTGAGCGCAACATCAGTCACGCTCCGCTGCGATACCGACGAACACGGCGACCAGTCCGACGGCGGCGATGACGGCCGGGATGGAGATGAGTGCGCCGGCGAGGATGACCAGTGCGAGACCGCTCAATTGGAGGATGGTTCCCATAGCGGTCCTTTCAGTCGTCAAGGAAGTCGGCGAGATCGACGAACCCGCCTTGGAACTGGTGATCGTCGACCGGTGATTCGGCGGACAACATTGAGCGGGCCAATGTGACGGCCACAAGTGGTGAGATGGGTACGGTTGCGTTGCGACGATCCCATGCCCACGCTTCACCAAGGCGTCGTTCTGTTGCGTCTGCCGCAGCGTTTTCCAACGGGCCTTGGTTCGGTGGCCGTTTCAGGCGACCCTCGACCACATCAGCGAAGAAAGCGCCGCACGCACGTTTGAGCTCGGTGATCGTTACCTGATGAAGCAGGTCTGCGGTTATGCCGGCCTGTCGAAACGCAAGCAGGACCGCAGCAATCGTGGAGCCGGCTGGGCCTCCACCGTCGCAGATCACCACCGATGGTTGCCATCGACTTACGAGATCAACGAGCCGGTCCGGTAACCAGATGGTGCCCGGCTGGTGTTCGATCACCTCAACGTATGGTGAGTCAAGTGTTCCGGCGGCAATAGCGATCGAGGCCCATTCGCCGCCGGGAGCAACGTCAAATGCCAATGTGATCTCACCGGGATTGATGGCCGGTGGTAAATGAGTGACGGTCGCTGCCCACGCCTCGGCCGGCAGTTTCGGGTCTCGCGCCACCGAGTCCTCCGGAGGAGGATCTGGGATGCCGAGGCGTTCACGTAAAAACTCTGCGAGCGGCATGGCCGCTCGTTCGGCTTCCACAAACTCGGGTGAGATGCGAATGCCGAGCGCCGGATTAGCTCTAGCGATTGCATCCCAGTCATCGGGATCGGCGCCTGGTTCGTTACACCATGCTGCATAGAACAATCTGGACGACTGTCCCTCGGTGGCCCTGCGGCGCAACGAATGCATGATTGCCGAAGTTGACATTGGCGCAGACGAAGTGAACCAAATCTGCGGGTTGGGTCGTGCTGACAACGTCGGCAACAAGGCGCCGATCATGACGGGCGTGACGGCAAACGCTTCGTCAAGGTACACGCAGTCACCCGACATGCCTCGGCCCGAACCACCCGATCGGGCGATGAAGCGGAGCCGTTCGCCGGTCTTGAGCTCAATGGCTTGCTCACCGGCTCCACGTCGAATGCGCGCAACCTTTTTTGACATCGACGGTGATCCGTCAATGAGGTTGGTCAATCGGAGAAAGTGCTCGAACGTGGTACGAAACTCATGCGCCGTGTGCACCTGTAATCGTTCACGCACTACAAACAGACCGGCTAACTGTCGTGCCTCGAGGACGGCGCCCTTGCCGTTTTGTCTGCCAACTTCAATGCCAACTTCAAACGCAGCGTGAAGTCCGTCGGCGTTTTCGGCCAGCGACTCCTCGAGCAACCATTGCTGCCAGTTATCAAGCGCTAGGCCGACGCTCGCGGCAAACTCAACCGCTTCTCGACCCGCGCTGCCTCGTTTGCTTGCCGGCAGATTGAGCAGACTTGGTCGCTGCGATCCGATCAAGACGGCGCTGCGCGAGCTGGTCAGCAAGATCCATCTCCCCTTGAGAGGCGAGGCCGTCGATCTCGGCCAACACTGACTGCAACCTGGCGGCGACCTGGGCAATGACCGCTGCGGGCGCTTGATCCATCTCAGCGGCCAGCTTGTCTCGCATTGCAATCAGCGCTGCACGTCGATCACCGCTTGCTGCGGCTGACAAGATTGACGACATTTTGACCACTTTCAGTGACGTTTGCCAGCACAACCAACGGGTGGGTTGACGACGCCACGACCCCCCCTAGCAGGGTAAATATGCGTGCGATTTTT